TAACTGACCATCTTCGAGTATATACCACTTCGATTCTTCTTCTAAAAAATCAAGTATGTCTATATTACTTTCTTGGATTATTTTATTTATAGTTTTGTCGCTTGCACTGAAGTGTTCTTTTAATAAAAAGAGTGCGGCCGCATATGATGATAATGTTCTGTCACCGCCAGGCACTTTTTGCAATAAACGTTTTACATTAAATACTAAACGTACAAAAGGCGTGTATGCTGACTTTCTTTCAGGCGAGTCTAGTTTCTCACGCTTATCACGCTTACCTTGATTGTCGATAAGACCTAGACGATATGCATCTGTTTCTTCCCATGGTGTGGTAAGTAACTTAACAAATCTATATGAATAAAATAAATCACCTGCTCGTGATGCTAATGACATTATACTTTCCTTAACTCTGTTATAATATATTCATCCATCTTTACTCCTATCATATCATTCTCTGTAATAACTTTCAAGTATAACAGAAAAGGCTTAACAACAGGCAAATGGCTTTCATCTAACTTGTATTGTAACATCTTGTATCCACCGTCAACACCAAAGACATTGAATATAACTACAAGATGATTTAATATCAGATTGACCGATAGTTTACCGCCATCACGATATCTATTAACTAATCGCTTAACATATTTGAATCGCTTTATATCTTCATAAAACTCTTCAGCATCAAGACACGTCGGGTTGTAATAGTTCTTTGCACCATACAATAAAAATGTGTCTTCATCAAGTGTTTCAAATAGTTTCATATATGACTCATAAAGGTTGTTTATGATGTATATAGACTTATTATTTCGGTATTAAAATGATATCAAATGCCGCAGTGATACGTGCATTGTTAGAACGTACAGTTGCACGAACATCGATGTCAGACTTCTCAGGTATTGCAATAGGTATAGTAAAGTCATACGTATATTCACCACCCGTACCCGATACTTCAAAAGTGTGCCCTACACGAAACGATGCTTGACCAAAGTAACGAACGAACATATCACCTGTTGCGTCTGCACCTGCCTGACACGTACACACACCTTTAGTTAGATATGCTGTATAACCTGCTGGTACTGTGTAGACTGCCATACTTGTTTGAGACTTACCAGCAGTAATCTGTAGAACCTTAGTACCACCTCTGCTGAATGATACTGCCGCAACATTCGGCCCATCTGTCATATATGCACTATAGACACGTTTGAATGTCTTATTACCATCTACTGTTCCTGCACTTGATAATGTAAACGTCTCACTGATTTCATTGTAGTTAGCATCAAGACCAATGACTGTAACAGTCTTACCGTTATCCGATGCGTTTGCTTGTGCCGCAACTAGAATGCCCGCAGTATCAAATGCAGACCAAGGGTAGACTGTATCGTCAACGTCCCATATCGTTCCTGTTTCATTTTGAGACATTGCTGGTACAGCACCGAACTTGTGTATTGAAGATGCACGTGTTAATCCTCGTGCGATGTTAAGTGCTAGGTCATTATCTATGTAATGTGATATTGCCATTTTAGGTATCCGATAGTGGGTTGTCTAATGCTTTCTGTAGAGTATCTCGTATATCTTTTTCGAGTTTCTCCATCTTTAACTCGATGCGGTCTTCTGTTGCTCTTAATGAATCCCGTACATCTTTTTCCATGTCTCTATTTATCTGTGACAAGTCCCTCATACGTTCATCAATGTCGTCCTGAACGTCCTTCATACGGTTACTGGTGCGTTCTGTGACCTCTTCTACACGTATGATGTCATCACGTAATGAGTTCTTAATGTCACGTGTGTACTCGATTGCATCGTCTAGTTTACGTTCAATCGCAACGTTACGTGCTTCGACTGCTTCGATATCGAGTACTGCAAGTTTCTCTGCCATCTCTTGAAATGCTTTGTATGATTCAAATCCCGCATACATTGCACCCAGTATAGAACTGATTAGTGCAAACGCACCCATGATAGTTGCAGGCGTCATTTTGATACCCGCAATACGAAACTCTTTATTTGCCATCTCGTCTTTGAGGTTTTCAATACCCTCTTCGACGTTCTCTGTAAGTTGACCTAAGTCTTTATCTGACATTAGTTGTCGTCTCCTTCGAACTGCATTCTACGAAGATTAGTAATCTCTTGTTGCAGTTTTAGTATTTCAAGTCTACGGTGTTCCAACTCTAGTTTAAAGAATGCATTACAATCGATACGTTCTTTGGGTGCACCGATAGGTATTGTGATACGTGCATACACACCAATATCTTTCATCATATCATCAGTCGTAACTTCATTAGGTAAACCAATGTTTGATTGAAATGGATCGTTTTGATTCATGACTCCAACAACACCGAACTCAACATTGGTTGATGAACCTATTGCTTGTCTACAATCCATGTCACCGGATCTAAACTGGTCAGATGCATAACTCTGAGGTGATGTTGGTATGTTTAAGTTCAATGAACTGTTATTTGCATACACTACTGAACTTACCATTGTCAACATCAATATGAAATATTTCACAATCAATCACTCACTTTATTTTAGAACATATCCTTGATGCAACAACAGTTGCTTTTTCTGACTCAGAAATAATCTTAGATTTTGAACAAATATATGTTGCTTTATCCATATCTTTACTGCGTATGTAAACGTCAACACTCTTACGCTGTAGAGGTGGTACGTACTGTACTTTACCGCCTTGTACACTATGCTTTATAAGATTGAAGTCTTTATCATACACTCCTATTTCATACCAAGAGATATCTTCTCGTTTATTGAATAGATCCATAGTCGTAACCATGATACCGTCTATAAACGAGTATTTCATTTTGGGATATGTAGGTGTCCATTCGTGGGCCATTACTGACCCACTTAGACATAATAGTATCCCTATTATTATTTTGCGATACATTCTGCTATCACTGCCGCACGATACTGACCGCCAGGAAATGACTTATCAAAACCATAATCAGCAACAGAAGTAATCTTGAACCATGCTGAACCAGCAATAGTTAAGTCATACTCTGTGGTGTTGTTCCATTGTACTTTGTTAGTTTCAAAGTCTGCCATTTCTGCGACTGATACTTCAGCAAGTTCAACATCACCTGTCCAGTTTACTACGTCATTCAATACTGGTGAAGTAGTGAACGATTGCGGCCATGTGATATGTGCTTTATATGAATCTGCTTCAATGATATCATAACGAACGATAGGTAGAACACCACCGTCAGTAGGCAGTGTGCTTAGTTTATTAGAAACAGGGTTTCCGAACACTCCGGGTGTGTCAGTAGTAATAACACACTTAGATGCGACGTTACCTGTAATCGGTACATCAGCAACTTGTGCTTGTGCTGTACACGCAACAAATGCCGATGTTAACAGTGCTTTCTTAAACATTATTGTTTTTCCTTATTTTGTTTTCTCATACTGTGAGTTCACCATTTGCTCATGCTTTAGTTGTTGTGCCAATCCTACACGTTTTGCCTTTGGGTTATCAGGCAAGTTTGAGTCTTTTAATATGACTGTATCCTCATACGTAGTGACTGGTATTGTTTGTACTGTGTACGCATTAGGTAATATACTCAAACTCATAAGAGTTGCATATTGTGCTTGTGCTTCAGCAGTCATAAGTGCTGAGTTCACTGCACCGAGTGCAACTTCTAATCTTTCTTTATTACGTTGAACCATTGCACGTTTTCGTGCTTTTTCTTCTTCATCACTATCGTCAGGATCAACTTCTTTCTTTGCTTCGTTCTCTTCTATGAACTTATCATTCTGCTCATAGATTGCAGACAAGTCTGGTTCTGGTATATCAGGTATAGGCGGTACGTAGCCTGGGCAAGATGGATCGCTTTGAGGATCAAAACAAGGATCATATCTGTAGTCATATGTAACCAGTGCGTCCTCTACTGAACCTTCACCTTGTACTTCTATACTTCCGTCACCCCATCTATCAATCAATACGTTACTTTGCGGGATGTACTTGTTTATTGTCTTGCCTGGTCTCTGTGACCAATCATCTTTTTCTCTAAAGATATACTGACCAGGATTCTGCGCATCTTCATTCTGAACATACACAATCATATTTGTCTCTGGGTCTTTAACTGCTCTGTAACTGTATATGATACCTGTTACTTCTAGCCCTGCCTGTTGCGGTAGGACATTCTGCATTACCCAGTTATAACCACTCGCAGTTGCGTTAGTGGTTGTACCGAAGACGTAATCGTTAGAGTAAGAGTAGCAAGAGTAGAACGCCGCCAACAGCGCCCAACCAACCAGTAGTTTCTTCATCTACTGTTTTCTCCTTTTTCTCTTCACCCTGTTTAGGGATCGAGTCTTCAGCAAGTTGCCAAGCAAGTTTTGCTTCTTCACCGATTAGCCCGTCTTTAGGGCAAGGTGTGCCAGCATTCCACATAGCATCAAATACACGTTCATCTTGACACATTACCGATACTGCCGCAACTTTCATGCCCATATCATATAGGGTCTTTGCGTTTTTCAATCGTTCACAGTTCAAGTCTGTGACCTGTGAACCCATTGAGATACCAAGTATCTGTGTCTGTACTGCTCCTGCTACACCGAACGTACATAAGTCTGAGTTAGACGTATTGATTGTTGGGCTAATAGCAGACGGTGGCGGTGACTTCAATGTAGTTGTCATATTGCCATTCGTCGTTACAGTACTATCTGTTTTACTTTCAGTTTTAATCACGTCGCTAACTGGTTCTGCTTCTTGTGCGCTTGCACTAAAAACGAGTAAACACGCAACACTAAAAGCGAGTAAATGTTTCATTTTCATTTTGTGTATCCATTGTTTATATACTATACAATCCTATTTATACAAAATATGTTTTAAAGACAAAAAAAAATCACCCGTTAAGGTGATTTTAAAATGATGAGTGAGTAATAAAGTTTACTGTTTTGCTTTACCGATGTTTATCGCAAAAGCGTCAATAATCTTATACCACTTGGCAATCCATTCGTCATCTTTTGGTGTGGGTGTAGATGCCGCAATAACAGAACATAACATTGATATAACAGGTATCGCTTGAAGTATATCCATTAATATGCCCATGCTTTACTCCTATTTCTTAGTTTTATCTTTTACAGCATCAGATGCAAAGAATGCTGATACTAATACTGCGATAGATGCAAAGTAAGTAGGTGCGATATCAGCAATAAGATTTGCCGCAGTATCTAACCCAAACCCTGCTGTTACTGCAATGCCCACTGGATAGACTAGTAAGCCACCCAATGAGAACCATGCCATTTTACGAATAGCATCACGTTGAGCATCTTGGTCTTCTAGTTCTTTACGCTTGAACTCAAGGTGCATTTGCAGTTCTTCTTCAGTGATATGACCATCACCATCTACATCAGCATTTGCTAATGAACCGTCACTATCAATAGTAATCTTTTTATTATCAGCCATAGAACTTACTCTTCTTCGTCTTCATCATCATAGTGATGTGAAATCACTTCATCAGACAATACTTTCTCAACAACTGGTGCTTCATGTAGTGTTTGAATCACTGGCTCAGATACACCGAAGTGTTCATCAAGTTGTGCTTGTGAAATCTTTTGTGCTTTCAATAGTTCACCTTTGTCATTAACCCAACCACGGTGTGTCGGAGTTGTATTTTTTGGACCTTTTAACATAATCGTTCCTTACTTAGTGATATCTTTTTGTTTATTGATAGGAGCTTTGTCGCCAATACGCTTCTCACCACCACGTGTAGGTGATTGACTTGGTAATGCTTTACCCGCTTTCTGAACGTCTTTCTTTGCTTTCTCTAATGTATCATCAACTTCTACATTATCAGTATGCATTTTCTTGAAACGTTTCGCACCTACAGATAACTTACTATCCATTTCTTCTGCATCAGTCGCACTCTTTGTACGCTCTTTATGTGTTTTACTTTCATGTACTACAACGTCTTCACGTGCAACACCGAACTCAACACCATGCTCGAAGTAGATGTTTAGACCTTCGTCATTCTCTTCGATGACTTCGCCAAATCCCCATTTAGAATGAGATACTGATTCACAGGCTCTCTTTTTCTTTTCTTCGACTGTATCTTTTTCTTCTTGGTCGTTCGACTTCTTAATAGCCTTACGACGTTTGTGAAGATATTCATCAGACGAATCAACATCACCATCGTTGTCGATATCTTTATCTTTACGGTCTTTGTGCTTGCCTTTCAACTCTTTATCGTCTACTGGGTCAAGTTTCTTCTCTTCAAGTTCAACGTCTTCGTTGACTTGTTCTACGTCGGAGACTTTCATTGACTGGTATGCCTCCATTAACTTTTTCATTTCAGACATATTAGTCTCCTTTATTGTGGTAGTATTGTAACTGCGGCTAAAGCGCCGACTATAACTGTAATCACTGCACTGGCAACACGCCATACAACTTTATTGTAACCTTCAAGGTCTTTTGTATTCTGCGCAACATCACGCTCAACCTCGTAAAGTCTTTCTTTAGATTCTCGAATATCAGTTTTGATTTCTTTAGTATCATCAACTAACGTACTAATCTTCTCTTCGGCTCTTGCTATCTGGACAACAGCATCAGTTAGTTTACTCATTGAGGTTTCAAGGCCTTCTAAACGAACATTCTGCTCTATACTAGATGCAATATGGTCATCTAGTTTAGCGTTCATTTCTTTTACTGTTTTTTCTACAGACATTTTATGTTTCCCATTCGATGAAGTTTATGATTTCTCAATCAATTATTTACTTTAGAACCTTTGCGCCACTGATAGCAAGACCAGTATCTTGCTTTAGTTTTTGGGCCCGGGTTATCACAATTATGTCTAGCCCTAAACGACTTTCGACGTTCAGGATCGTCTCTCTTTATCTCACTTTCGGGATCGCCGAAAGTAACCTTTACAACATTACCCTTTTCGTTTTTCACATATACCTTGAACTTCTTAGGTCCTTCGGGTGTGCGAATAGGGTCATTCAGAGTAACTTTCTTACCCTGGTATTCTGCCGCTTCTTGAATACAATCATCACAGCATTGTTCAACGTATTCTCTGAATCTAATCATTGCCACTGCGTCTTGCTTCTCTGACAGACTTTAGTTTCTTACCAGTCTGAGGATCAAGCCCACGTTTCTTTCTACCTTGTTTTACACGTTCTTCAGCATCTTTATTTAAGTTGCCTTTCTTATCAAAGAACTTAGATAGATGTGGTGGTAGTTTACCTTCTTCAACAGACTCGTTCTTAGTATGTAACTTAGACTTATTCTTAGCAACGAAATCACGTACTGCTTTCTGTGCTGGTCTGTCGCCATATGCATAATACGCATCAGCATATACTTCTGCATGTTTCTTTGCTGTACCTGCATCTTTGTATGACTGTTGTGCAGAGTAAACACCTTTACCGTCTCTAGTACATGTTGGAGTGTAACCACCAAACTGTGACTTCTTACCTGAACACTTTACACCTGCACGACCAGTAGTTGCTTCTTTAACTTCTTCTTCGTCATCATCATCACCACCATGGTCGCCCATCGATGCATGTAGCCCTTTCATTTTCTCATGTGCACCAGATAACTTGTTCTGCATCCACTCAGGAAACTTACCACCCGAAGAGATATGTTCTTCGATTTCTTTTGCGGCATATGCAATAAACTCTAGTTGAGTCTTAGCCATTGAACCTTCGTCAGGTGATGCAGGTTCATCTTTTTCTTCTGATACTTCTTCTTTGGGCACACAGTTAGGCACTTCTTTGCCATTCTTTTTCTTAGTACCTACTTGAACATAGTTTTTCCAGCAAGGATCATCTTTGTCCTTCTTTAGTTTTTCTGATAGTTCTGAGAATGATTTCACGTTTGTTCCTTGAATGTTTTTATAGTTTTATTTATATGTTAATCAACTTTCGTTTCACGATTTTTGCGCTTTGCTCTAGCAAGACGTGCTCTATCTAAGATTTTATCGTGTCGTCTTTTATCAGCACCAACTTCTAGTTCAATCTTTTTACGTGCCATTGAAACTTCGTCTTCTTCAACAACAGGTATTTCTTCTTGACCTGGAACCTTCTTCTTCATCTTTCGAGTTGCTTCAGGTGTACCGTCATCTGTTTTCATCACTTCGCTGACTAACTCGACTGAGTTTAACCATTGACGTGATATACGCCCTTCTTCAAGTTCGACGATAACGTAGTTCGTTCCTAAACGGAATACACGCCCCATCTCACCTGTGGCTTTTACAACAACTTGGTCATCTTCGTTGAACAGTTGCCCTTCGATATACTTCTCTCGAATATCTGATACAGGTCCTAGTTCGATATGATTCTTAAATGTCTTTGATTCTTTTAATCCCATACCAGAACGAACATCATTGAATAAACGTTTCGTATCTTGATTAGACATGGTTTTAGGAACGCCTTGCGAGAATGTTGCGAAATCATTATTTTCAGCATTCTTACGTTGTTTACTTGCGCTCATTCCAGTTACATCATCTGCATCGGGATCACGCTCACCCGCAGAAATAACATTAATCTTCTCAAAGTTATAGAAGCCATGACGGGCTTTCTTACCATTATATTTCTCTAATAATGTTTTAAACTCTGTTATTCTATCAGCACCAACAACCATGTTAATCTTATTAAACCCTTGGTCATATAGTGCTACAGCAACATCAAATACATTTTTTAACTTTTTATTTAAAATAATACTACGTGCATGTTTTGGGAACATCTTACGTGCATGTTTAATCTTCTGTTCGTATGACAGAGGATTCTTTTTTGAATCTTGAGATGAAGATAGGTAAACTTTGTATGGATTCTTGCCTGCTTTTGCAGACATAACATTCATTAACTTACCATGCCCAATAGTAGGCGGATTCATCCTACCAAAAGTAAAATAAACTTCTCTTTCTTCTTCAACTAAGTATTGTTTGAATGAGGGAAACATTTAATATCCTATTTACTCTGTCTACGTTCTTTTTCCATTTTGCGTACCGAAGGTAGCATCTTTCTCGCCATCTTATCGATTCTAGGCTTCATTTTTTCAAGCCTTTTTTCGATAGACTGACGACGGGACATAGGTAAGTCTGAACGCTTAACACCCTTTGACAGTTTCTGGAATACTGTATTCATTGCTTGCTTGCGTGCCCGTTTCTTCAAACGATCCTGACTCGCCTGCTTATTAGCCGCCCTACGACGACCCATAGCAATCTTTGCTTTGTTTTTCTTGATTGAACGTGCACGTGCTCTACGTTGATTAAAGTCTAGTGCTTCATTCGTTTCTTGAGAGTCTTCGCCAATCACACCACGCTTGCGCTTCTTTGCCGCATAACTGATTGAATCAGGCATGCCTGGAGTATAATCGACTGCTAAAAAGTCTTTAAAAGACAATGGATCTGCCATTTTTAGTTCCTCGTTGGTTTATCCCATCCTTTAACAATATCTGGCGAAAAGTTGTTGTATGAAAACTCCATACGGTCAACCAGTTTCACCGCATCACCACCAAATGTGTCTATTGCCACATAACCTTCTTGACCAGTAGTCTTGAAACCCTTGCTAGTTTTAACAAAAGTTTCAAGATTACTTAATCTATTAAGTTTATTTATAAGTTTGAGTTTAGCTAAAACCATAAGTTTTTGCATCTCAAACATTCTTGCAAGATTTACTTTGTTTTCTTCGCTGAAGAAGTCGAGGATTTTTTTACGCTTGGCTTCTTGGGCTTGCTTGCCCCTTTCGGTTTTGCGCTTGTCGATTTCTTTTTGGTAGCGGTCGCTGATCCATTTGATGAGTTTTTTCGTGTGCGCTTCGGTGTTGCCGACGACTTCGCCTTTTCTGACGTAGGTGTTGTTGAACTGCTCGATGAGTTTTGCGAGTTCTTGGTTTGATTCGAGGGTTCTGAGTGTAGTCCCAGAAGTTTGGTTAAAAAGTTTGCCAATCTTTGAAAGATATTCATTCACTTGCTCCGTTTCTTTTTTAGTCATAGTTGCATTGGTCACATCACGCAACATAGCATCTTGTGACCAAACGTTTTTAGATTTTTTTAACTTCGAAACATTGACGCCATAATCTGCTTTCATAGTTTCAAAACTGTTACCTGTATATTTAGTGTGCCATACAATACCGATTTTTGCGCTCATAATCTCTTTGGCTTGACTAACAGGAACTGCATATACAATCGTATTTGGATGAAAAGTCACAAATGACTCACCATTTATTTTCTTTTTAGATACATCGCCTTTACCGAATAAGAAGTCACCTTGAATCACACCTTTAATACCGAGTTCAGGTAGATACTTCAATGCATCTTTAAGTTTATCTGCCAAGTCACCCGATGTATCGTCATCGATTTCTTGATTAGTCTTATATACTTTGGGATTCTTATTAAAGATACCTTTCTTCGCCACAAAGAACTTGCCGTCTCGTGGATCAGTGCCCGCAAAAATAGCAGGTGCACCATCCCATTTGACTGAGACTTTACTTGCTTTTTTACCTGCAAGCATATCACGCATATCACGTAACGCAAAGATTGCTTGACGTGTACCATCGACACCACCATAAAGAACTTTATCTTCTAGATGTGTCATATGCGTATTTTTTTGTTCTGTGATAAACTCTGAAAAGTTCACTATTTAATCACCTTATCTTCGTTAAACTCTTTGGATTTACGCCCATCAATAGGCATGATTACGATACGTGTACCCTTGACACCAGCATCACTTCTATCACCTTTGTAGATAGCCATGAATACAGGCTCAAATCCACCATCATCAACAGATTCACCATTATAGTGTACATGATTTGATTCGAAAACATAATAAGAACCTTTATTCACCAAGTTAACTGGCCCTTGTATCATAACAGAAGTATTCTGCCTTGACAACCTATTTGTGTCATATTCGTTACCATAGACTGATAACATTTTTAGTTTCTTATCTTTTATTCTGCGATGCAATGATGTTGCTCTAGGCAATCCATCAGGAAATATTTCTTTCAAGTCAGACACAAACTTTTGTGTTTCTTTGTGATTAAATATCTTTGGTTCTTTACGTTGTGAGATACCGCCCCACTGTTGAAAGTCTCGTGGTCTACTACCATCTTTGTGTGATATCCAAACACATTCTTTTCCATTACCATCAAGTAAGTGAAAGTCTGACTTTGGTGTTCCGGGTGTAGATTCGGCATCTTCGACATGATATATTTCACGCCCTACTTTGACAGGAACAGTAGCACTAGCAGTATCTTTTTTAATCTGTGCTAGTTGTTGACGTAATGATGCAAGTTCTCTATCTTCTTTGATAGTCGAACCGCCCGCACCTTTACCACCAAACTCGCCAGTCTTCATCAAGTCTTTAAACTTGTATGTCTTACCGTCTTCTGATAATAACTCTAACTTAGTTGTTGCTTGTTGATTCTTTAATGCTTTGATAACATCTTCGCTAGGAACAAAAGTAGCCTTCTTACCATTCGCCAATGTGAACGGGTCTTTAGTCGTGTATTTCTTTATGAATACTTCGACACGAAAAGCGTATTTGTATATTTCTCTTCCTGCTAGATTAGCCATAACCATCTCGTTAAAAACTTATGACTATATTTATACATTAAAAAAAAAGGCTCCCGAAGGAGCCCAAAATTAAAGGAAGAAGTGAACGATTATTCGAAGATTGCGAAAATATCTTCTGATTTTACTGCGGCTAGTTGCTGACCATCCATCGAGAATGGTTTGGCTTTAGTCCAATCCAAAACAACTTTCTGCCCTGGTGATATGTTTTCAACGTCAGGACCGACACCGATAACAATACCAGGCTTGTGCCCAGTGTTAAGGTCAGTTGTTAAGATGAGACCGCTTTCTGTCGTAGTCTCGGTTTGTTCGTCTTGCATGACGACAACAAAGTTATTTAATGCTTGCATCTTTTATCCTATAAGTAGATTGAATCAGTTTCGTACTCGAAATATTTGCCTTTAATATATGCTCGTACTATTTTACCCGCTTGCTTGAAAACAGCAATAACGTCTTTCTTTTCATCGTCGAAGCCAATGACTCTATCGAGTGCAACTAATGCTAACTCAGCATTATCATATTTGCATGACTCTTCACGCCCATTGATATAAGAAATAATCTCGAAGTTTTTCAACGTCTCGTTTTCTTGCTCATATTCTTGGTATGCGGCAATGATTTCATTACATTCATCGAGTGGGACACTAGACACACGTTGCTCTTGAGTTTCTTCAAGAATAACTTTGCGATAGCGAGTAGGTATTTCTTTGTAAGATTTATAAATCATAATATAGTCTCCAGTCAAATCAACAAATATATGGTAACACTTAAAGTTTAGGTTGTCAACACTTTTTTGAAAAAAAGAGAGGGGCTTATGCCACCTCTGCCATTTCAACTGCTAGATTGAGAGCGTTAACTTTTTTGGTCTTGTTAGCACCAAACCAAGCACTAGCCATTCTAGCATCATTTGAACGACCAAGCAAGTGGTCTGTTGTGTATGTCACAGCATTCAATGCTTGCCACCACGAACCTTCGGCATACTGTGCGCCAGGCTGTGTTTCTAAAACATCGTATGCCATCTTAGCAGTACGTGATAAGTCATCATAACTATTCACCCCACGCTTAGGTGCATTTGCAACAGGAAACACATCATTGAAGTACTGAACGATATCGTTTTTGTTTGTACGTTTCTTAGATAAGAATCTAGCCATATCACGATACACTTCAAACTTTTCGTGCGCAATACCTAGTTGAGTCTTCACCATAGAAGGATCAAACTTAGAGCGGTGATTTAATCGCACCTCATTGTTCGATTTCATATCTAATGATAATGTAAGTGTATTGTTACACACGACACGAATCGGTGTGAAACGAACATTTAGTGACTTACCATATTGGTGTGGATTAGAGAATAGCAGATAACTATCAACTTGGTCATCTTGTAGAACATTAAATGACTCGTTGACTTTCGCAAGAACCCAGGTGATTTGACCATTCTTTAATGAACCTGCGGTGTGCATTTCCATGTCACCTGCGGCACAATACTCAGCAAAGAACTCAAATGCTTCTGCATTCTGTACTGGTTCCCAGTTCTTACCAACGTTAGTAAGCACAGTATTATCTGAAGTACGGATAAGTGCTTCTTGACCAGTAGAGATACGTTCACCGTTAACATCAACGAACGCTGTATGTTTCTCAACTGACCAATCAAGCCCTGCTTTTCGCATCATCTGCATAGGTGATAAATCTGCAGGAACACGTTCACCTAAACCGTGCCATGGTACTTCGCCTGCATAAGCCATTGTTTCTACTTCGTGTGACATAATGTAATCTCCTCAATCAACGTTACAATGATATAATAACATCATGAGGTTATGTTGTCAACACATTTCGTAAAAAAGTTTATAAAACTTTCAATAAAAAGTCTGCGGCTTTAAGAAAGTTCGAACGAGTCTGCATTGATGATGCCATCTGCTCAGTCTCTTCTTCATTCTTAATATCTTGAATCAGTTCGGTCGCAGTATCTTTGTCTATATCACCATCTTGATACATCTCGACAATATCATCCAATCGAGAACCTAACCCTTCTAGTTCAGTTCCTTTAAACTGTTCGACAAAGTTCTGTGCGCCACCATTGATATCATATCCATTCACCATTAGTATCTCTCCCCTAAATGCATATCTGCAATAAACTCATAAAATCGTTCCATTAGTACCTCGACATAATCGCTACTGCAATCTTTTCTGATTGTTTGAATAGACTCTTACGTTTCAGTTCGCAATACTTAACACTTGCATTTGGCTTATTATAAAGACCTGTCAGTGTTTGTTCAAATGGACCAATCAACTTCTCTACGTCTTTCGAACCCTTATATTGTACATAGAACTTCAACCAAGTAGTTTTATCGTATATACGCATCACGTGTCGTTTCGCAAACTGACTTTTACAGTCGAGTTTATGGATTGCATACACAACATCAATGATTGCATTGTTTTCGTTGTCATCATGAAACGATGGTATCTCGTCTGTGATTGAACAACCCGATATCATTAGTGCTAAACCTAGCATTGCTGACCTAATCATTTTCTTTTACGCTCCATAATCTTCTCAGCCTTTGCGTAGTCTTCGTGTGTTACGATTCCTTCACGCAATAGTTTCTGACGATTAACCATATGCTTCGCCTGTATCTCATCTTTCGAACCACCGAAGTATGCAACTGCGTGCCCTTCTTCGATTAGAATATCAGTGACACAAGCCCATCTATCGTGCTTATGGTCATATACTTCGAAGTCACCGAGTACTCGCCCAAACTTACCTTTCATATCTTCGCCATGCTTATCTTCTGTTGTGATAAGTTTGACTTGACCTTTCATAAGTTCTTTGAGACGAGCCTTAGCGGCTTCACCAAACAAGTCTTCGACTTTATCAGATGTACGTGATTCTGGTGTATCGATACCCATGACACGTACACGCTCATCCGTTAATACGATACCAAATCCTAAGTTGATATCTACATCTACTGTGTCACCGTCTACTACTTTTAAGACTTTGACATCGTATTTATTTTTATGCATTTGTTCCTCGTTAGAGTAACACGCTCACGGATTCTGCACTAAGATTTTTACTGTCAGTGCATTTTTCATTCTCTTTATGTGTCACTCGTCTGCGCAAGTCACTCGAACTGAATCGATGGTCTCGCTTGTTGAAATATAACTGTATATCACGTTTGCGACATATATCCTTACCAGTGAAATCAGTATTACGATACTCCTCACCAAGTATACGTATATCTATATGATACAGTTCTAGAATATCCTTTAAATCGTTTTCTGATTCGTATGGTATTATTTCATCAACATATGTTAAAGCCATCAACTGTGTGTAGCGTTCGACAAGTGATTGAATGGGCGCATTCTTTTCTAATCTGTCATGAGACGGATCTACTTGTAATCCACATATCAAGTAATCACAATGTTCTTTTGCATCACGTAACATCTGTACATGACCTGCATGTAACAAGTCAAATGTACTACACGTAAAACCTACTTTCATTTCAAATACTCTCCGACTTCACTATCTTTAATATCTTTAAACGTTCTGCCCTTTACGGACCACTGTTTCATAGGTCTGACGAACATTTGTTTTTCGCCAGTTGCTATGTTTATATATCCATATAAATCGGTACCATGTGTCATATAAATGTGATTTGGTACGCTATAATCAACATTATTCCAGTTAGTTGTTTCTAGTCTGTATCTCAACTTTTTCATTAAAACCACCTGCGCTATCATAAAAATCATCATCAAGATTCCAACGACCACCTGTTCGCTTCATCTCTTTCTTCTTGTCTTGCATAACAACTGACTTATTAAATCGTCTAGCATATTTTGCTACTGGATTCTTCATTGTCTATCACCTCATTTATTTGCATACTTCATAAATAACTTCTTCAAGATTGTATGCTTCGATTTCCCAAGGTTGTTCGTCGTAACGAACTCCGACGTATTCTTTGCCATCAAAGATTTGCTTTGTAGTCATAACTTGCTGACCGTTGTCGTCTTTACGAAGCACGAACCCTTGGTTAACCAAACGACCGCTTGCGATTTGTCTGGCGTGAACCATTTCGTGCGCAATGTTTATCATTAAGTTTTTCATGGGAATGCGCCCCATTGCGTCTTGACGTGCGATTTCTATGTTAACAGTTTCGTCATCACCGTCACAATAACCACCGGCACCGCCTGCGCATTCTTTAGTGATTTCAAAGTCAACAAAAGCGAAAGTGTCAATTAAACCTAAGAAATCATAAACACGTTCGATATAAGCAATCAACTTTTTGTTTTTAGTGCCAACTATTTCAATATTCATGATATAAATCCTTATTTAAATTCGTTGTAAAGTGTTTTGATTGCCCAGACTACGGCACAAATGCCTAAGTAAACCGCAACGGTTAATATTGGTAACGCTTCTGGTGTAAAAATATTCATAATAAAAAAACTCCTTAATCAACTTACATAATCATTATAAGTTAACTAGGAGTTCTTGTCAAGAAAAAATATGTTTTTATTTAATATTTTTTTCGATTTCTTTTATCATTTGTTGTATTGTTGCTATCTCAACTGTAACCAAATAAAGTTGCGTACCTTCAGAATCATGTTCTGCTATTTTTTTATATCGGTTTTCTATCTGCTGATTTAGTATTGCTAATACATGTTCTTTACACATGGTTAATCTCCATCGAATAGGTTACTATATGTAGACAGTTTTTGTCTCTTCACATCTCTGTGACTCATTGCAACATCAAGGTCAATCAACCCTTCTCGTGCAAGCAAGTCAACCATCAATAGTAAATCGCCAACTTCTTCGCTTAACAATATGGTCTTTTCTTGATGCTGTAACTCACTATCCATATGTCTAAAGCGCAGTATCTTACTACACATCTGCGCAACTTCTGCGCACTCTTCCATTGTTATAATCAGTGTTTGTTGTTCACGGTTAATCATAATAAATCTTCTACTGTTATGGTTACTAGCCCTCTGTCACCTTCTACATATATTAAATATTCAAGGCTATCGACAAAGGTGTTATCTGGTTCAATCGTTACATGTTCGATTGCGGCTTTAAGGGCAGAGATGTAACAGTTATAAACATTAACATTCTGCCCTTCCTGGGTTAGAACATAAACTTTTGGTTTATCATCCTCTTTAAACATTATTATTGTACACAACCAGATGTTGTTAACTCATAATGCGCATCAATGATTTTTTGAGACTCTTTAATCCATTGATGCATCGTCGTGTTAGTTTTATACTCATCAGTTTCTAACAAATAAGACTTGTTCTCAACTACCCACATTGCCATATCTACTGATTGACCATGGGGTGACAACCAAGGTTTATTGTTTGCAGTATTCATTATCATTCTCCAATAAGTTCGGCTAAACGGGATTCAGCCATGTTAATAACATTACGAATACCGATGCCCATAATATATGGTGATTCATCGAACTCCCATTGCTCAATTTCTTTCATTTGCTCGTATGTCAACTCTTCGATGTCTTCTAATGAATAATGCTCGATGATATAATCCATTGCATATTCTGTTATCAACGAGTCGAAATACTCTTCTGCTTTATATACACGATCCCATTTAAAACTCATTTTATTTCACCTCTTATTACTCTAATGCTTCGACAACAGCCGGGAAGTGTTGCCCTATAATATCCCAACATTGCTTTGCAACTTCCATATGCTCTTTCTGTGTACCATTAGCCATACGTAAATCACAGTAATGTACCCAAGACCGTAACGAACCTGCCATGTATAATGTAGTCTCTGTAAGACCTTCGGGCAATAACGCACGTGCTTGTTCTTTTGCAATGCCCATTTTCAATGCGGCTTCATACTCTTTCTGTGCCATCCAACGTACACGACCTTGTGCATGTAACCACTCATGATGAATATTATCATCTTCTTCAAGTTCAACTGAGTTCTGTCTGTTAGTTTCATCTTGTAGACGTGCTTCACGTTCAACAAAGTTTTCACTTACTGCATAACGTTGACTGAACTCCTGAAACGAGAACGAACGATGTCGTACAATCTGGCGACTAATATCACGTGTAGTTTTAATCTCTAATGTGATATGTACCATTTCAAGAGGCGACCAATGCGCATGTTTTATCAGATACTTTAACAATCGTGGAGCAGTCTCGGTATTGTTTTGATTATTGGGATTACTTACACGTGCGGCATATGCTACTAACTCTTCGGCAGTAGAACAGCCTGTATGTGCACTTGGTTTAGATAATGATACTAAACTAACTTGACTCATTATTTTATTTTTCCTTTTTATATACTAGTGGTTTTATTTACTATCAACTTCTTGAACTTCTCGTTCATGAGTATCGTTAGTGTAACAGTCAATCAACTGTGCGAGTCTGCCTGAAATATGAATCTTACTAATCATATTATTAACAAACGTGGATTTAGACGTAATACTATTAGCCGCCATTTCATTATCTTCTACTGAGATATGTTTAGTATTAAAAAAGTTAATCTTACGTGCTAATCTAACAAATAAACCAGCAACTAAAGGTAACTCATTCTCTACGTCTCTATATGCCTGTAGTTCTTCGTTGTGTAATCTTTTCAGTGAGTAATCACGAATAACAGATTCGGGTTCTTCGTCAATAGCACTACGCATTACACGTATCGAAAATATATCTGCCATACGTGAACTGATATATTCAGAACGCTTATACTTAGCACCCAGTGTTAATACCATATTACTCGTAAATGCAAATAATGCATATTCGTTACGGGTAAGTGCTTTACCTAAGTTTGTCACAGTATGACCAATCATTAATGAAAGATGTTTTAAAAACGAAAGAGTTTTTTCATCTTGTATCGAATCGACCAAGTTACGTAGATGTGGGTGCGAACGCATAAGCCCACCACCGAACGTGACTAAAGAACGTGAAAGAATATTCGCACCTTCTACAGTAATCGCAATAGGCATACTCTTATAGGTATTAGCAAGAATGTTATTAGGTCCTTCTTGTATCGCAGAACCTGCCATTACATCCATTGCATGATTGATAGCAATACGCCCACGTTCGGTTGACTGATACTTCCACATCGCTGATAACGCACTAGGCGATTCACCTGCTTGTAGTTCACCGTTGATTGTGGTTTGTGTTACAGTATTCACATATGCCTGATAAGCAATATCTGCTAATGGTTCTTGTATGCCTTGCATTTTAGCGATAGGCATTCCGAACTGTTGACGTGTACGTGCATACGCACCCGACGCAACTGCCGATACGATAGATGCGGCTGTACCCAATGCAGGTAAAGATATCGCACGACCAACCGATAAACACTCAACTAACATTTGCCAACCCTTTCCGAGTTGTTTTTTACCGCCTAGGATATGCTCATCAGTGAGTTCGATGTGCCCTTTGATAGTACCATTCATAAATGGCTGACCGAGTGGATTATGTCTTTCTCCAATCTGTAGCCCAGGATGGTCTCTTTCTATAAGAAATAAAGTGATTTCACCATCTACTTTCACAGCAATCCCGATAAGGTCCGCAATAGGGGCTAACGTAATATATCGTTTATTAAGATTGACTGAATACGTGCCTTTACCATTTTTGACTATTGACTTGGCATTATCGATTAATGTTGTGGCGTCTGAACCATTATATAACCCTGTCAATCCAAAACATGGGATCATTTCACCTGACGAAAGTTTCGGTAGATATTTGTCACGTTGTTCTTGTGTACCATAGTGCATCAACAGTTCACCTGGACCTAAAGAGTTAGGAACCATTACTGTGACTGCTAATCCGATATGACCAGCAGACGCAATCTTAGTGACAACTTGACTTTGTGCAGAAGGAGAAAACCCTAGCCCACCATACTCGACAGGAATAATCATCGCAAAGAACTTGTTCTTTTTGAGAAAATCCCATACAGGTGGTGTCAAGTTATTATCTTCTGTATATCCATGCTCTGTCTGAAGTTCGAGCAACTGAGGCACAGTAATATCGATGAATCTCTGTTCGGTTGTATTGAGCACAGAAGAAAGATGATTACGTACTTCTGGTTTATTTCCTTTGAATATATCACCATCAATACTGATTGTGCCACATTCAAGTGCGGCACGTTCAGTATCAGATATTTTAGGCATTACTTTCTTTATCATTTTTATCATATGAATAACATCCCTAATATCAGTGTCACTATGAGAGTACCTAGTGACCATTTATGTTCATCTTTAAAGAAATCAAACCATTTCTCTGTAGGCTTATCAAATGACATAAACTTATGTTCGTCGTAACGATAATAAGATCGGAGTATGTCTAAAATTAATAACACCACATATGCCGATAAAACTAAATGTAAAAACTTATCCATTTATTTCAATCTCCGCTTTATTTGAAACGAAGTCAAGTTCTTCGATACACATATAATCATATCCAGACCAAGACTGCTCACGACACCAAGTGTCAACTAAACCTTTATCTTTAGCATTCACTATGACTCTATCTATCAATGCGTTATAATCATTATCAAATATTGCTATGCTGAAACTTTTCATTAAAACTCCCGGAGTTCTTCCACAATACAACCATAAAAGTCATCATCAACTTCACCACCATCTTGGTCACTGTAGTAACCACAGATGTTAGCACCCGCAAAGAATACGTCGCTATTAACTTTGAGTTCATGTTTTAACATGTCAACACTAAGGTTGCCATAGTAACGCATTTCTTCACCAAGGGTGTCTATTCTTTCTAATAGTTTTTCATAGTTTTTCATTATTAAATCTCCTCAAATCCAAAATCATCTTCAAGTATCGCTCGAACACGTTCACGGTCAACAGTATCACCATCACCCCAGTCCAACCAATCAATCAGCGCCATCTTACCGAAGTAAACGTAGATGGCGTTTTCGATATCGGGAATACTACAACCAAGGTCATAGATACCACCTTTGCCATAGAAATCATGGACATAGTCACGAAACTCTTTAAACTGTTCAACTGTAATCTTCATAATATAATCTCTCTCAAATCAAACCAACAATGTAATAGTAACATAACTGTAGTGGATGTCAACACTTTTTTTCAAGTTTTTTATCTAATGTAACCAGGGCCACACCAGAAAAGATTATTGAAAGTCTCTGGTTCGAACACGTTAGCACGTGCATGGTTACGGGCGGGAGCATTGTAGCTTGCGGCTTTCAGAACGTCACCGACTTTAAACTTAGGGTCTTTGTCATCAAGAACGATGAAACCCCAAACACTTTTACGATTCAAAACTTTAAGGTACTTACGACCTTCACGAAACTCAATCTCGTTTGCAAACTCTTTCTGCATACGTTCGTTTTCGATGAAGAAGTTGAAGTCTTCAATCATTCGTGCTTTTAACATTTCTAATACGTTTTTCATAATATATCTCCTAATCTCAAGTACAGGAGTATTGTCTCATGATTTTAAAACATTGTCAACACTTTTTTATAAAATTGATGAAAATAATATTGCCGCGATAGTGACTGCGCCAACACCAACAACCATTGCTAGTGATACAGATAACATTTCTGTGCGTTTGCGTCTATTGATAAACAGACCACGTGCTTTCAAATCTTTCTTAATACTCATCTGTTTCCTCTTTTTAAATAATGGGTAGATGCCGACCGTTTCCAATCCTTACTACCATTATCTGCCACGCTATGAACCTGGGCTTACAAGCATTGAACACCGCCCCATCTTTGCCTAAGAAACTCAAGCGGTGGATGTTAAACTCCCTTCTAGAGTACACCGATTCTATGACTATTACTAGGCGGTGTATTCCTAGTTTTTCCTCCCAAAGGTTGCGCTTCACGTCAAAGGCATAAGACGGATAGGCGTTAGGGGTCAATATGGTCGCTTGTTTAGACCCAGCGTTGGTCACCTCTTTCTACGCATTGGTAGGTGAGCAATACTATATATCATCAACATAGTTCTTTACAGTGTAATCGGGTTGACCATCATTGTAGTTCTCGACGTACTTACCATATCCCATTGCGGCACCACAACTGAACTGCTCACCGACGTCCATCAATACATTATTGAAGTAGAATGGGCTTGTCACCCTATCACCATTACTCCAACCACGTTCTATACGGATATATCCATGACGACCTAGCCACTCTCGTGTATCTGAAAAACATGGATGGTCATCTGAACTAGTAATACCGCTTAGATTGCCACTTGGTGTATATAAAGAATAACCTCTTCGAACAGAAGTCAAATGCTTAGGGTCAACAAACACCCAAGGTGGTGTTCCTAAGTCTAGTTCTTGTTGAGTCATAACACCAGCAGAACGACCGATGTCCATTAACAAACTTGCGGGTATGCCGCCAAACATTACTTACTCCTAATGACTATAAACCAAGAGTTCGATTTCTTTCGCACCAAACCACTCACCTTTAATGACAGGATCAACTAAGTCAAACTTAGATTCTAATATTTCCATACACATCGACTTTCTCTTGTATCGTGGTGCTTCAAATATCTCTGGATGTTCATCTGGATAAAAGAACACTCGATACTGAGTGATTTCTTTCACACTATCTATTACCATCAATCTCTCACCTCAATCATGTTTTCAATACGATACTCACGTTCCATCACTAACACTTCACGAAGATTTGGATGCATATGCTTTTGCGTATCAAGTACTGCCTGAATATGGTCATTAGACATTTCACTTACTGGAACACACCGTAATGGTTGGTCGCCATTCTTACCGTAAGTTCCCCAAGTAATAGCATCACGTATTACCGCAAACTCATCTTCGTACAAGTACAACGAATCATCGACTTCATCGCCATTAGCACTTCGACGTTGATAACTAAGACCACCATCAACCATGTACGTCTTACCATTTGCGTCTACATACTCTTTAAAGTCGTAATGTGAATAACTCTGAAGACGAGTTCCGTCTGGAGTAATCAATGCATTTCTTACTAAAAACTCACTCATTCTTCATCCTCAGAAGTTAACGACTTATACTTTTCGGTGTACTTATCAAGCATAGGTATATACACATCAGCACACCAGATATCAAACGAATGAATATCTTTTTGATACGTCATTAATGTCACGATTGCGTCCGCTAACGCTAAGTTATCTTCATAATCATCAGGATGGATATAGTTCACATCTGTATAAAGAATCGTTTCTAAGTTGTCGTTCAATAAGTCAACAAACAATGCGTCCATTGACTCGTGTGATAGTTCTAGTTTAACGTTTGGCATTATTATCTTCTCATATTTGCATGTTCTTTTGCTTGATCCGCATCAATGATTGGAACAGCATTTGATTTGTGCATTGTACTGATACCTTTGACTAGTGTGCCTGTGTACTCTTTCTTCTCTGGTTTACTACAGTCATATGCAGTAGTCTCAAGAGATTTAATATGCGATGTAGTAGCACGTCTAGGTGGTGGTGAGTAAGAAGTTTTTAGTTCAGAAAAACTATGCTCACGCTTCTTGGGTTTACCCCATGCGTTATACTTCTTCTTACGCCCATTTGAATATGTTCTCATATCACCATGTATCATTATAAACTCGCTCGTAACTCTGTAAACCCACCAACATATTCTAGTTGACTATCTTCATTTTCTTTAAAAATCTGCGGTACTGTACGAAACGGCATACCAGCAATCTCTTGTAACTGTGCTTTACCAGCACCGTCTAACTCACTTAGGTCGATATAATCAAAATCGATTCCTTTAGACTCTAATAAACGTTTTGCTTGAATGCAGTAACCGCAACCTGGTGTACTATAAATTGTGTATTTCATTTTTCTTTTTCCTCAGTCAATATGATTTCTTTAGTTATTTCTTCAGGTAAAGCAATACGTTCTGTGGCTTTCTACGAGGTACAACGTGTAGGAACCTCTAGAGTTCCCATAACTTATTTCTTTTCAAAATGTTCGGAAGTCTCAGCAACATCTTCCATATGGATATCCCAAGGGAAGTGTTTTAAGCAACGTCTTGCTTCATCCCAAGCAGGTGAACCTGTTTCTATTTCTTCGTACTTACCCCATAGGATATCGTTTAGAAACTTTTGTGTACGTTGTACTGCACGGTATCTTTCGTCAGGCATTGTCATGATTTAATAGTATCTCTTTAGTTATTTCTTCAGGTAAAGCAATACGTTCTGCCACGAATACGTCCCAA